GTTGATGGCAGATATAAAAATGATACAGAGAATCTCTACAAAGGCCCTGCTTGGTTTACCAATGACGCAAATAACGATATATATGTTGGTATTTATAAAAAATAGTGTATAATAAACTAGTTAATCATACACAATAGAACCACAATAGAAATGCAATACAATTATGTCAAATAAATACCCAAAAAGTAAAGCTATAGAAGATGCGGAGATAGAAAAAGAAGAGGCTTATGTTACATGGGGTGACGATTTAGCCTCTAAACAAAGCGCTTTGGAGCTTTCCTCAAAATCTTTAGCTGAATTTGAAGGTATTCATAGAACTACAGGTTATGCTAGATATAATAGAGATTTTTCTAACTTATCAGAAAATACATCTAGCCGCCCAGGTCTAACTAGATCAGATTATGACTATTTTAGACCAAATGAAGCTGTTCCTGTTAAGCTTAAAAATATTATCAAAACCGCTGATACAATATATCAGAGAGTGGGTTTGGTTAAGAATGTTATTGATCTTATGGGCGATTTCGGATCTCAAGGTATTAGACTTTCCCATAGAAATAAAAGAATAGAAAGATTTTATAGAAATTGGTTTAGAAAAATTAATGGTATAGATAGAAGCGAAAGATTTCTTAATAATTTATACAGAGTGGGGAATGTTGTTATTAATAAACAAACAGCGAAAATTAGTCAAAAAATAGCTGATGAATTATATAGAGCTAATGCTAAAGCTGATATCGACCCCTCTTTAGATGAAATTAAAGTTGATAGAAAAGAAATACCTTGGAGGTATACATTTATCGATCCTTTTTATGTTGACATTTTAGGTGAGAGCTTATCATCTTTTGTTGGTAAAAAACAGTATGCTATTTCACTACCAGCTCAATTAAGAAAAACTATAAACAGTCCTAAAAACGATATAGAAAAACAAATCGTAGATCAATTACCAGAGAGTATTTTATTTGCTGCCAAAAATAAAACACTTTATCCTCTAGATGTCGATAAAACTTTAGTTTTTCATTACAAAAAAGACGATTGGCAAAATTGGGCATATCCTATGATATATGCTATTATGGATGATATTAATATTATCGAAAAACTTAAACTAGCTGACTTAGCTGCACTAGATGGCGCTATTTCCAATATTCGAATTTTCAAACTCGGTAATCTAGAACATAAAATAGCTCCAACAAAAGCTGCTGCTGCTAAACTATCTAATATTTTACAAAATAATGTTGGTGGTGGTACAATGGATTTAATTTGGGGTCCAGATATTGAATTATTAGAAAGTAAAACTAATGTACATCAATTTTTAGGAGAAGCTAAATATACTCCACACTTAAATAGTGTTTATGCTGGTCTTGGTATACCTCCCACATTAACAGGCACTTACGGTGCTGCTGGTACTACTAATAATTTCATTAGTCTAAAAACGTTAACACAAAGACTAGAATATGGTAGACAGGTATTAGTACAATTTTGGCAAAAAGAAATAGAAATGCTACAAAAAGCTATGGGCTTTAGATATCCAGCTAAAATAGAATTTGATAGAATGGACTTAAGTAATGAAGAGGCAGAAAAAGCCCTGTTAATACAACTAGCTGATAGGAATTTAGTGAGTGAAGAATTGGTGCAAACAAGATTCGGTTTTGATGCTGACATGGAACAAAGTCGAATTAGTAGAGAAAGTAAAGAAAGAGCATCATCCAAGAGACCTACTAAATCAGGACCATATCATGATGCCGAATTTATTAATAGCTTAAAAAAGATAGCATTACAATCAGGCATGGCTACACCTAGCGAGGTTGGTTTAGACTTATCCAAGAAGAAGCGTGGCGAAAAAAATCTTTACGAACTCAAAAACGATACGGAAAAGAAAAACACAACGAAGTTGGTTAAAGATTCGCCAGAATCTTTACCTGGCGTTCCTGGCGAAGGCCGCCCACAAATGTCAAAAGATACCAAGAAAAGAAAGACCAAAGATTTTAAACCTAGAACCGGGGCCACATTAGACATATGGGCGCAGGACGCACAAGAAAGAATAGCCTGTATAATCAATCCTCTTATTTTAGAGTTTTATAATAAGAAAAATTTACGATCATTATCTAGTGATGAATCCAAAAACTTAGAATTTATTAAAACACAAGCCCTTTTTTCTTTAAAACCTTTTGTAAAAATTGACTCTGATAAAATTTCTGCTAATATAAAAAACATTTCCCAAAATACCAAAAATTTAATATCGGGGTATGAATATTGGGTAAGATCAATATCCAATAATTTACAAAGAACATTAACTACAGAAGAGCAAAAACTAGTTAAGTCAATTTATTACTCATCTATTCATATGGAAGAAGAATAATATGCATATTTATCAACAAGAATGGGATGATGGTATTGCTGAACAAGTAATGGCAAATGCTTCTATAGCATACCTTGTACAAATTCAACCAACAACAAAACAAACAACTGACTTGGCTAAGGCTAGTTTTAATTATCAATTAATTATGGATCTTGAGAGTAAGTCATTAGCATCCGTTACAGACGAAGATCTGTATTATGTCCAATCTATCTTAGTTAGTTCATCATGGAATAAAAATGATGATATTTTTGATAAAGCAGAAGTATGGAAAGCTAAAAACACTCCAGAAGATAAGCCTACTAATTTAGAGCATGATGAGGACCAAATTGTTGGTCATATTGTTTCTAATTGGCCTATAGATTCTGAGGGTAAAAAAATTCCAGATAATTTAGAAATGGAACAGCTTCCAGATAAATTTCATATTGTTACTGGTTCTGTTATTTACAGAAATTTTTCCAACCCTGAGCTAAGAGAAAGAGCAGAGTTGTTGATACAGGAAATTGAGGCTGGTAAAAAATTCGTTAGCATGGAATGTTATTTTAATAATTTTGATTATGGTTTATTAAACCAAGAAACAGGAGAATATAAGGTATTATCTAGAAATAATAATACTAGTTATTTAACTAAATTCTTACGAGCATATGGTGGTGTTGGAGAATATGATAATCATAAAATTGGCAGAGTATTACGCAATATAAGTTTTTCAGGAAAGGGTTTTGTTAACAAACCAGCTAATCCAGAAAGTATTATTTTCGATAAACAAAATGCTGATGAAATTTTTACTAAAAAAGACGATAACCTTTTAGCCAATAATAGTGTATTTAATATCCAAGCGTCCTTTAACCCGGAGAATGATAATATGAGTCTAGAAAAAGATGTAAAAGAACTAGCAGAAAAAGTCGAAGCTATGACCGGCTGTGGCGAAGTTCTTAAAGAGGCCTATAGTCGTGTAAGCGAACTAGAAGCTAAAGTTATGCAACTAGAAGCTACTATGAAGCATAAAGAAGAAGAAATGGCAAGAATGTCAGATCAGACTTCTGCTCTTAATGAAGCTGTAGCTGAAAAAGACAAACTGTTAGAAGAGTATAAGAAAAAAATGCAATATGATGTAGCACAATTAGATGAAGTTAAAGCCAATGAGCTGAAAGAACTTACTAGTGCTCATGAAGAAGCTCTCAAGACAAAAGACTGTGATCTTGAGACATTGAAAAGCGAACTTGCTGCTGCTAATGAGGCTATTGAAGCTTATAAAGCAAAAGAAGCTGAACTTGCTAGGCAGGCAAAAATTGTTAGTAGGGTCTCTGAACTTGTCGAATCTGGTGTTGCTCACGACGTAGCAGAATCTACAGTGAACAAATTTGAAGATCTAGACGATGAGGCTTTCGCTACTATCAAGTCTTTGGTTAGTTCTAATGTCCCCGAGTGGGCTAAAACTAAATCAGAAGAAGTTGCTTCTGAAGAAGTTGTAGATTCTACTGAGACTGAAGAGCAAGAAGGTGAATTAGAAGATTCAGTTGCTGAGGAAGTTTTAGAAACTGCAGAAACTGAAGAATCTATTGATCTTAGTGTTGGTAGTGATGAAGATTCAGAGATCGATCACACTAGAGCATCATTAGTAGATTTTGTTTATTCTAGATTAGGCAAACAACAATCCAATAAAGGAGAATGAAAAATGGCTTTAAAACCAGATCGTGTTGAAAGTTTTACCGATGTATCTTTCTTTATGAACACAACCGGCGATCGTGGCGGTGTGGTTGTATACAACGGTGCGGGTGGTGTTGGTTCATCTATGGATGACGCTGATGCCGTAGTTATCTATCCGACAGGCAGCCCATCAGGTACTGCACCAGCAGGTGTTTTACTTAATGATGTTGTGAATCTTGATCTTACAAGACAGCACATCAATTACCATAAAGATGAGGTTCAGGCTGGCGGCAAAGTGGCTCTTCTTCGTAGGGGTCAAGTTACTACCAACAGTCTAGCCGCTGGTCAAAATCCAGTTGCTGGAGATGCTGCTTATTATGATGGTGCTGGTGATTTCACCAAAGTATCAACAAACAGTGTTAAAGTTGGTACATTCTTAAGTGGCAAAGATGCCGACGGCTACGTTAAAGTAGATATTAACATTACCTGAGTTTAAAAAGGAGATATATAAACATGGCTAATAAATTTGAACCATCCGCTGAGCTTACTGATCTCTTAGTTAGATCAGGTTCTGCTGAAAAAGAGCAGTCTTTAGCTGCTAGTAGAGAGTTTGCAAAAGCTCTTGAGCTTCCATTGCGCCAAGCTATTCTTAGTGGAGACATTCTTGATAACATCTTTGAACCAATTCAATTGGCTCCTGGTGCTACTCCAGAATTTCCATTAGACTTCTTGGCTCCTGGAACAGAAGCTGATTTTGTTGCTTATACTTTACCTAATCATGGTTATGTGCCAGAAAGACATGTCGAAGGCGATTATGTCATGGTTCCTACCTATGATATTGGTGCAAGTATCGACTATCTTTTAAAGTATGCCCGTGACGCCCGCTGGGATGTTGTTGGTCGTGCTATGGAAGTTCTCGAAGCACAATTCGTCAAGAAGATGAATGATGACGGTTGGCACACCTTGCTTGCTGCTGGTGTTGACCGCAACATTGTTGTTTTTGATAGTGACGCTGATGCTGGTCAATTCACTAAGAGACTTGTTTCTCTTATGAAGACCGTTATGCGTCGTAATGGTGGTGGTAACTCTGCTAGTAATAACAGAGGTATCCTTACTGATCTTTATGTCTCACCAGAGGCTATGGAAGATATCAGAAACTGGGGTGTTGATCAGGTCGATGAGATTACTCGTCGTGAGATCTATACCGCTGCTGACGGTAATGTTAATCGCGTGTTTGGTGTAAACCTTCACGACGTTGATGAACTTGGTGAAGGCCAAGAATATCAAGAGTTCTATGATAATGTTCTTTCTGGCACTATTGATGCTGGCGACAGCGAAATTGTTGTTGGTCTTGACCTTAGAAAGAGAGATTCATTTATCATGCCAGTTCGTCAAGAAGTTCAAATCTTTGAAGATGATACCCTTCATCGCCAAAAGAGAGCTGGCTTCTACGGATGGGCTGAGCAAGGTTTTGCTGTTCTAGATAACAGAAGAGTGCTTCTTGGCTCTCTTTAATCTTTAAGCTTTTTGTGGCTTATACGAAGTAGCCGGCTCTGTAAAGGGTCGGCTATTTCTTTTTGTATATAGTGTGTTATATTAGTTCTTAATAATTGAATATAATTTTCTATACAGCGCAGCAGCTTTGTAGGGTGTATATATGATTATCACTATCCTATACAAAATAAACGAGGTTTAAATGTCCTGGCAAACCGAAATTCCCATAATCGTTAGGTCTTTGATTAATGATTTTGAAGAAACATATTCTGATGAAAGAATTATACAGCTAATTACAGTTGGGGCTAAATATGTTGTTTTAGACCTTAATCTTGACCAAGAATACACCATAGATGTTGTTAATAATACTATATCACCAGATCCTTCTGATAGTAATAGTAGAGATGAGACTTTTATTAGTTTTGTGGCTTTAAGAGCTTCTTGCTTTTTAGATCAAAGCACATACAGAACAAAGGCTGCTACAGAAGGTATAAAAACTTCTCTTGGCCCAGCATCATTACAAGTATCTGGTAATCTAGCTGGCTATAAAACGGTTTTAGACGTTGGACCATGTTCTATATACGAACATCTTAAACAACAACACAACATAGGTAATGCTAGCGCTATTAGCGCAGTACTTAGTCCTTTTGTTGGTAATAATTTTGATCCTAGATTTCTTTTCGTTTCTGATTTACCAGCACGTAGTACTCGAGATGGGTTTTATAGCTAATGGATTTATCTCCACTAAAAACTATATACAATAATCATATAGATATTATATTGGCTAATACCGGCCTAACCATTCCTTGTACACTAGTGTATGAGAGAACTAAAATTTCTGTTTGCCCTAATTGTCAATACGATACCATCAGTAAAAAATCTGCCAATATTTATAAAGCTGGCGGTCCCCTACCTTTCGCCAATGGTCAAACTTGCCCATATTGTCTAGGTGCTGGTACAACTAATACCAGCATGGCTGAAGATCAAGTGCATTTTGCTGTACTAACAGATAGTAAAAATTTTATTGGTTCTGTTAATATTGCAGATATTGATGCTCAAACTATCTGTAGTATTAATTACTTAGACAAAATTAAGAAGTGTTCTAAAATTATTTTTAACACAGATATTGCTAATTTAACTAATAATATCTTTATTAGATCTAATGAACCTGCTCCTGTGGGATTGGGTGATAATAAATATATTTTTACTAATTGGAAAAGATCATGATTATTGCTAATATTAAAATTAGAGAAACTAATTCTCAGATTAGTCAA